CTCTTGTTTATCATTTTAATACTCCTAATAATTTATTTGCGCCAACGGCGCATACAATATATTATTACATTATTTAAATATATTCAAGTCCATATTTCCTACCAAGTTAGCCTGCCTGTCGCATAACGTCTTTTACATGAAACTTTTTGCCGAATAAATTTTATTAAGCGACCAAAAGTTTCGTATACAATACCGAAATTGTGCATTAAGCGACCATGTATGTCGCTTTTGCCCCTGATTTATTGTATTAATGGACCAAAATGGTCGATTAATACTTAAAATTCGTGCTGTATATGACACTGTAACCATTATTGAGGATAATGTCAAGATAAAGGAAATACGGCTTTTAATAGTAAAAAGAGGGAAGTCTCCCCACTATGGCGCACTTCGTTGCGCCATACCCCCCTCAACGGGGGCAAGCCCCCGTAACGCCCCCATATAATTATTCCAAGTTTTAGACAGTTGTTATAAAATAGACACAATTAATAATTTATGTTATTATAGGGAATAGAAAACAAGCCAGCGTGGCGGAATCGGCAGACGCAACAGACTCAAAATCTGTCGTACGCAAGTATGTAAGGGTTCAAGTCCCTTCGCTGGTAATTTATCCCTTCGCTGGTAATTTACGCTAGTAATTTAGTAGTAAAAAAATGGCTGTCGCCATTTTTTTTAAATCTTATTCTTTCGCAAGTTTCCGCTTTACATTCCACACTAAAACCTTAATTCGGTAAGACCCTTTTGGCACGGCTTTTGCAATGGGATTGTAATGGCTACAGCCAAGCAAAAGCCGCGCCAACCCCTTCGGGGGCAGGGTAATTATTCCGGTTCGCAAGCAAGTATTTTTTTAGCAGTTCTCTACATGGCATACATGGCGCAAAGTTCCTTCGTTATGGCGATGTTTTGGCAGGGTGTTTTGCCCCATACACGGCGGCACGGGGTTGTGGGTAGTGAAACCCCGCGCACCGCCGCGTATGGGTCAAAACAATGCGGCGGTTTTGGGTTCATGGTTTGCGTATGCATTCCATATCCGCCCGATAACATATCGGGTTTATCGCAAGGAGAAAAATTATGTCGTTACACTACAGGGTTGACGTAAGTTTTTCATTTTCACACGGCAAGCCGAAACTGGAAAAAATTGAGATTTTCTCAACAACCGCCGCTTGTACCACTATTCCAATTTCCGGAAATACTGGACTTAGTAATTACCGCATTTTACCGGATAAGACAGAAGTGAAACGCTACATTTTTTATCTTTATCGGGCATACCCCGATTTTCCCAGAACGCCGTTAGTTATAGACAGCGGTCAAAAAGATTTATTTAAGAAGTAAGAAAAAATGCCGCCCGATGCTTCAAGGGACACCGAGCGGCGGAAAACATCAAAATAAGAAACCCAACACTGACAGTGAAGACTAAAAAATCTCCGCTGTATTTTTCAAATAACAAAAAACTGTTTACGCCGATGGTTTAGTTTTGAGTACAACCATATTCCCTTTAGGGCGAGTAACGAGAAAACCGTCACGTTTGCGGAAGCGTAAAAATATCTCCCCATATTCAAGGCTTTCCGTTGTCTGGTCAAATCTTTTCAGTTCTATACCTTTACGATTACCATGCTGAATTCTTTTTGGATTCATAAAGATAGCAAACATTTGATTAGCTCCAATATCCGCTATTTGCGGTAATATTGAAATTTCGTGATAAGGATAAAGGTCTAATCTGCCCGGCATGGCTTCGGTCGGACACCGCCATATTGGACGCCCTGTCGTATCCTCAATGTTTGCTATGTGGTTTAACACAGTTTCATTTATGAACCAACAGCAATCTTTGCGTTCTTCCGCAGGGACTTTTAAAACAGCGTCACGAAAATCTTTCCAAGTCAAATCATTTATTGTGTTACCCTTGATAGCAACTTCCGTTACATCTTCGCACATCATAGCCCCTGTGAACGGATCATCATCGGCGAGCAAACATTGGCGGTCAAACTCTTGACCATAAGTCTCGACAAACTCATCTATAAACATTGCCCCCAAATCGACAAATACATCTTCCTCGAATTCATCAAACCACGGAATGAATCCTGCAAGGGTGTAGGCTTTAAGTTCTACGCGCTCCGCGCCCTTTGGCTTGCTCCCTTCGATTTTCTGTCCGTAAGCGGTAAGCCAATTAAGCTGAACGCCGCCCCTGTCCCTTGTGGGTAGAAAAATAGATGGTCCTGTCATCGGTCGATGACGGACAAGGTTCATCATTACGGATTTTTTTGCGACTTCCGACATTATCTCCGTTTCATAAATCGGATTGATAAGATACTGGTCGTTAGTTGACATATTTCCCATAGGTTCGCCAAGAGCGGCTTTTGTTCCAACCCAGCCTTTTTCCGTCCAAGAAACATCTTTTGGGTTAGTCCAATTTTCACTTTTCAAGTTAGGTGAAAAAGCAAGCTCCGCAAGCGTCTTATGGTTTCCCGACCATGCCGCAGCGATACCCTTGCCCAAGTTGTAAAGCAATTCACGGCGAGAAAGTTCTCTCGGACTTCTTACCTGTCCTTTGATTTCCTCTCTCATTTCCTTGATTGTCGCTTTCAACGCCGTTACTTCGGAAGTCTCTTGTACCGTAATTGTCTCAAGCGTTTTTACAATCCCCTCTAGGATTTCTTCCTTCTCTTGAAAATACGCCGTTGCGGTTTCCGTATTGGTAAAACCCGTCAACTCGATTTTTTTCATTGCGGATAATTGTTTTTTAACCGCTTCCAGTTCTTCTTTTCCCATAACTCCTACCCCCATAAAATATTTTTTACCAATCCGCCATGGAAGGCGAAATAGCCAAGGATTAGAAGTTTTTACAACGTAAAAACTTCAAGCAATAAAAACGGCATGGACGCCGTTTTTATTGCACTCCTATAAATTATTTATCAAATTGCCCCAAAACGTAGGGTAATTTAATTCCTGTTTAGTCTCCGTTTTTTCTGTCTCAATAGTTTTTGCCAAAGCCCACGGATTCGCCGGAACATTACAAATCGAAAATTCCAAAAGTTCCTGTTTACGGAAAATCAATGAAGTTCCGTCCTTGCTATCTTCCTTTGACGGAATTTCAATCTCTATTACCCTAAAGCCGACAGAGCCAGCCCGAATAACGCCAGCCTTTACTCGTTCACCGATAGACCAGCCGAATTGGTCATATTCCTTACTGTTAAAAATAACAACGCCATGTAAACCCTTTTCATCGGCGGCTAAAGTTTCTATTTTGCCTATCGCCGGAATATCGTACCTGTGCGCCCATTCCACAATAGGATTTTTCATGTAAGCCGCAAAATCCCAACCTAGTGGGTCTATCCGTTCTCCGTATCGGTCAAGGTCGAATGTAGAAAGCGTCCACGGATACCCTTTTTCGGTTTCTACGTCAGCGGTCAGCAGAAACGGCACGGACGCAATCAATTCCACATCAGCGGAAATTTTTTGTAATCCTGTTACTTCTTTTTTCACGCCCAGAAAGTCCAGCATTACGGAAGTATCCCCCGATTTAATTTCTCCGCTTTTCATTCTTAAAATCATTTCTTCCCCCTTTTCAAATATTTATTTTTAGGTAATGGATTAACCGTTAAATCTCTCGGATAAAAATGAAGTTCCTCTAGCTGTAATAATTTGATTGTCAATGCTGAACGGACAAGCTCGACAGGATTACGAATATTTAACGTTTTATAAATTTCCGTTTTATGAGTAGTAACAGTCCGCCTCGATATGTGTAAAGTTTCCGCTATTTCATTTTCAGTAAATCCGCAGCAAATAAGCCGTAAAATTTCCCTATGTCGCTCCGTAATATTTCCGGACGGTTCAGGTATTTCATTTCTTATTTTTATCCGCTCAATAACTTCCGGCGAAATATAATCACGTCCATCGGCAAGAGCTACCAGCCCTTTATAAAATTGGTCTAAACCCTCAAAAGAATTTATATATGACTTAACACCATTAATAATAAAATACATAGCAACATCGACAGGGTATTCACCCACAGAGACAGCCGCCATTTTAATTTTGGGAAATTTTTTCTTTAACTGTCCCATATGATAAGGAGTACAACAATGGTAAAATCTTGCACTCATTAAAATTAAACTAGGTTTCATGTCATTTATCAGCGAATTAAGAGCGTCCCTTTCTAAATCCGTAACAGTAACATTATAAAATCCCAATGTTTCAAGACGTTGCTTGTAATACTCATGGTTATTAATTGAACGAGAAACAAGCAAAGTCCCCCCTCTCATTATTCGCCCCCTTCATTGCTGTTAGTTGCAATAAAGTTTTTAGGTCGATACCAAATGTCTCCCCACGGCTTCGGTTCTTTGCCTCTCTCTTTTAAAACTTCGTTAATAGTTTTTAATCCTGCGTTTATTTCCGCAATGTCTCGTTTACTTTGCTGGTCTTCATTTGTCTGAAGCTCCGGTATATCCCACAGATCAAAAACACCTCGTTCATTAAGACCAAAGCGGATAAAAAATTGATTTTCTACTATTTGTTCAAATTGTTTCAAAGTTGGGATTAATGTATATTTCCAAAAAGCGGAATGTTGCTCGCTTGTATCCTTGCCGGACAAAGAGGAAGTTTTATCGTTAATGTTAGCAACTCTCGGCGGTATGCCGAATTTCGCGAGTATCGTGTATAAGTTCCAGCGTTTAAGTTCAAAAAGTTTTATAACATCGGGAGAAAAAGTTACAGGCTTAAATTCCGTTCCCTTCCCAAGCACAGCAATTTTTCTTCCGGCTTTTACACTTCCGTATTTACTCTCCCAACGTCGTTCCAGTTGGTCAGCTTCTTCGGGTCGTAAACTCTGTTCAGTTTTCAATATTCCCTGCGGAACGGCATTATTTTTTAATAAATTAGTATTTGCTTTATTTGCGTAAAAATCTTGTTCCAGTTCAAGAGAAAGAGCAATAAGCGGATTTACGCCTCTAAATGGATTAAAAGGATTCCATTCCTTAAAGTGGATTAATTCATCAGAAAGTATAGGTATTAGTTCAGTTCCTGAATGGAAAAACCAGCGGCGAGATTTATTTTTATAATCAATCCCCCCCCGAAGTTCCAATTCATTACGCATTTTTCTAGGATCAAGTATAAATATTTCTGTTGGCAGACCGCCGCTATAATCCGAGCCGAACCACCAAAAAGCCTCACCCTCTAAAAACCACCATGCAGCCGTTTCTTTCCAAAGGTCATAGCGGCTTAAAGAGGGGTTAGGGCGGTTAAACAATTCATAAATAACACCATGCTCTACATCATCGCCCTTTAACTTAATCGTAAAATCCGCACGGGCAATATTTCGTATTAATATATTTATAGCTATATTTACCCAAGCGTGAAGATAAGTATTATTTACAGATTGCTCTATATTAAAGTTAAAAAAATCATCGTCTACAGTCAAGGTATTTGCAACATTATTTACCGCCTTATCAACTTTACTTTTATTTATTTTTTGGCTGTTATTGCGTTGTTTATAGTTAATTAATTTACTAAAAATATTCATGAGAGGATTACCCCCTGTTGAATATCCGTAAATATCGCATAACGCAAAGCGTCCAAATAATGGTCGTTTACTTTTACAATCTCTCCGGCTTCATCACGGCAGTAATCCCATATTTCAGACAAAACCCCCGTACACTTTTCAGAAACAAAAAATTGGCGGCGTTCAATTTTAGCGTTAATATAATCTATGCCGCTTTCAACGCTGTTATTTGCCTTCTCGCCGCCCGTAACCTCTTGTATTCTCTCTCCCCCAGCAGGGTCGCAGTATGCAGGGAATAAATCACCCTCAAATAAACCTCTAGCGGTCAATTCTTCGTTAAAACTTTGGGTTGTCATGTTGAACGCGCCGTAATCATCAAGGACATAAATCGTTTCGCCCACCCAGCCTATTTTTACAAAAGTAATATTCAAACCAAAATCTTGACCAGCGGCGAAGCGGTCAAAATTTTTCGGCAAGTCACAGGCTTTTATAATCATTGATTCATCAAACTTGTCATAAATAACCCCTTCCGCCTTAACCCATAAACCGTCTCTAAATCTTGCCTTTTGTTTTTCAGGTAACACGTCAAGAATGTCCGAAATATAATCTTCGGGTAAATTGTCTAAATTATCTTCGGGGTTCAACATCATTGATTGATACAGTTCCGGTTTTTCCAGCGGTTCGCCCGTAATAAATTGTTTTTTCAAAACAAAAACTTTATAAGCCCAATGCAGAGGAGAACCGGGATTGCAGTCATAAAAAAACAAGTTCTTGCAACCTTGTATCCGCATAGCCAAACGAGAGTAAGCGGTAGTAACCGACAAATAACTCAACTGTGAAATTTCGTTAAAATAAATCGTGTTATATTCGTGCCCTAAAATTTTGTCCGCTTGCTCTCTGTCGCCTAAACCGCCTATCCAAATTTCAGAGCCGTTAAAAAGCGTAATCATACTTTCATGTGCAAGATATGTATATCCTTGTTTCCCAATAGTATTATCAAGCCACGGAATCAAAGTTTCACGCAGAACAGACGACCTAGCGTCCTTCGCCCTATAACGGCAAATAAGATGACGGCTACCGGCGTACATCAAAGCCCTAAAAATAATCGCCATAACAAGAACAGTAGTTTTTCCGGAACGCGACCCCCCGTAAAGCAAAATATGTTTAGCCCCACATTTCAGAAGGGCTAACGCTTTACGTTGAATCGCCGTAGGCTTAAACACAACCGCAGTTCCCATTACAGCCCCTTAAAATCCGAAACAAAATTTAATTCACCCTGTTTTGTTTCAGCCTTGCCGTTATTCGCAACCAAGCCAGCCGCCTCTCTCTCCGCTTTAATAGCCGTCTGCACCCATTCAGTTACAGCCCCTTGCGTCAAATCCGCAGGGTTCATAGTGTTTAATTTTTGTTTAACCACATCAAGCATTTTTCCCGTAACTTCCCTGTGCAATTCCCCCTGTGCCTCAATAGTTTTCCGCAATTCAGCCTGTTTAAGTTTTTCAACATAGCGATCATAATCCGCCGCTCTATCACGCCATTTAAATTGGGTAGACCAGCCACGCCACACGTTATAACGCTTCACACGCAAAGCCTCGTCAGCCTCAACAGTTTCCACCGCCTTGCGTATACTCCGTTCCGCACCCAAATCCCTAAAAGCGCAAAAAGCCGCATAAGCCAGAGTAGATTCCCCTTTCAGTTTTTCCCAACTTTCAAAAGGCAAAAGTTCCGCTTTCGCTTCCTCGATTACTTTGTCTATGTCCGTCATAACTTGCCCTCTTTTATCAAACGTATTAAATAAAAAATAAAGTTATCCGTAATGCGCTTATATACGACATTTGAGCAATTTTCAGACTTATTCTTGTTTAGGTTCTTTTTCCCTAATTTGTTCGGTTTTGGTATAAGACACTTCAAAAACTCTGCCATTATGAATTCTTGCGGACATAGTAACCGCTCCGTATTGCAAACCAGCGGCATAATTTATCAGTTGATTAACAATCTCCTCGGCTTTATCTTTGTTCATGAATTCCCACCGTTTTTCTTTTCTGTTTTTTCAATAAGCCACTTATCCAAAAGGTCTCGACGATAAAAAACCTTGTAACCGATTTTTGTTCGTGGAATATCAAGACGGTCAAGAGTAGTCAAACAAATCCCTAAAAAATCAGCAGCTTTTTTACGGCTAAAAACTTCAATGTTTTTTATTGTGTTATTCATACATAAAAAATACTTTTTGCAAGTTCACATTCATATACGACATTTGAGCAAAAAAAAGCCCTCGGATTAACGAGGGCTTTATCAAAATAAAATAGTTTTAGGCTACCGCTTGAATTGTTTGAGGCAATAACCCTGCAAATATTTCTTTTTTTGTTACTTGTATCATTTCCCTATCTCCTTCTGTTTCATGGTCGCTATAGTGTTCAAGCATAGAATCGGTTTTATGTCCTGTTTCACTTTTAACCAGTTTTTTATTAAGTTTCTTAATCATGTAAGAAGTGAAGAAATGCCGCCAAGCATGAAATGTATATTTTTTAACTTCATATTCGGTAAAGCCGATATTAATTAAGGCTTCACGCAGTCTCGTAACCAAAACTTTGTCATTCATAGGAGTATCACAATTATTTTCACTCCAAAAAATAAAACTGTCAGGAGAAACACCCCAAGGATTAGCCTTTGCCAATTCTATTAAACCATGTATCAATTCAGGAAACGGCAATTCAACAGTCCTAATTTCGTTATTTTTTGTAGGTTTTGATTTATCGGCTCTATTCCAAGACCCATTCACATAAATACAATCAGAACCAATATCCTGAAACCTTAAAGCCAAAATTTCGCCGCTTCTCATACCAGTTACAGCCGACAGCATATTGGCAAGTTTAGCCCTATTGTTTTTCCAAGGAATACGAAAAACCGCCCCTGCCGCCGTAGGGGTTAAAATCTCTCGTTTATGTTCATCGCCTGTAAACAATAAATGCCCTCTAGTTGGGTCGGTTTCAATAAAACCCTTTGAAAAAGCCCATCGAAGCGGTTTTGTACCAGCCTTAATAACAGCATTTTTTCTAGCTGGTGAAATATCTTTATAGCCAATATCGTCGATAAAAGCGTCAATATCGGCGGCAGTAATTTCCCCCAGAAAACGTCCTTTAAAAAACGACACCCAATAAAGAGCAATAGCCTGTTTTTGTTTCAAACAATGCATTTTATGAATACCATGACTTTTTCGCAATTTTTCTTTAATGTAAGCCGAAGAATCCCAATCCCAAAAGTTAGTAAGAAATTCAATAAAATCAACCGCTTGCGGAGTTTCATTTCTTACAAATGTTTTTACCCAGCCCAACCGCCTTAATTCTTTCATCAAAATATCGGCTTCATCACCAGCCTTTATTTTTCTTGCAATATCTTTCAAAGATAAGGCAGAAACACTTAAAGCGGATTTTTTTTGCTTTATACCGTCTCGCAACATGGCAAAAGCGGCTTGAATAGCGTCATTTTCTGTTTTCTTTCCCGTAGAAACCGGAGGGAGATACTTTCCGTTTGCGTCCTTAAACGAAACGGAATAGCAAGAGCGGTCTGCTCTCTTAAACACACTGAAAGGATATGCGTTCATAACATAACTCCAAATAAGACCTGCATTTAAACATGGTTTATGTGCCAGTTTATGTGCCAGTCCAAATTTTGTTTATATTATGAACACCCTTGTTAGGGAAGTTCATCACGTAATTCCTTATAACATAACGAATTACGCTATTATCGAAAATATACTCAACCTCTTAAAAACCGATGTACGGCGGTTTTTGAGTCTACTGCGTCTGCCATTCCGCCACGCCGGCTTTTTGGTACTTAACTCACTATATAAAAAAATCGCTACTACGACAAGCCTACAAGTTTTCGCATAGCTCTCAAATATCGCTTTCCTGTTTGTGTAGTTAGCGTGTGGACGCTGAGCCTGTCGAAGCGTCCTGCTCCCTTCGACAAGCTCAGGGAGCGCCC